GCAAGCCCTGTATCAAGCCGTCACGTCCGGCAATCTCCTGCAGCAATCCCATCTGGTCTTGCATGTACCCAATGTCTGCCTGACGCGTGATGCCCATCAGCTTCTCGGGCGAGAGGTATGCCGAGAGGTACTGAGGATATCGAACGTAGGCGTCTTTGGGCGCAGGCTTGCGGTACGCACCAAGCATGTTCGGGACAACAGGACGCGCCACTGAGACAGGGGCTGAAGGGGCCGCTGCTTCCAGTGCTGGAACCTGATTGTCTTTGCGACCGAGGAAACGGTCATACCATGCCATGTGATGTGCTCCGTGTCGCGGCTGTGCTTTCACGACAATCGTGAGGCGTATCACACCGCAACTGCTTAGTCTTAACGTATCGCACAAATTCAGCGAATAAAGCCCGACAAGTGACCGCGTTTACTCGCACCTGCCTGGGCGATTGCCGCCGCCCTATTCGCCAACTGTGACATCCCAACAGCGCCCATCGCAGCATAGGCGCATGACAGTGCATCGACCATGTCATCATGCTTGCCGACTGGGAAGGCCAAGAGCTCGTCGTCGAAGAAGGTCGGTAGGCTTCGGAGGTGATGTACCAGACCTTGCTCGTACCTTGCCTGCAGTGGCATGAACCGGGTGGTCTTGTCTTTGTCGGCTCGCATGCCCTTGACTGGCAGCGAGGTTGTGCGCAGCAACTCCTGCACGACGGCAGCCTGAAACTGCACCTGCTCGATGCCAATGACGGTCGGCTTCCACCTGCTCGCCTTCTCTTTGATGACGGTCAGGATCTGGTCGAAGGTCATGCGCTCTCGATGCACATCGAGCACATACAGCTGACCACCCTCCGAGCGACCAAGCACAACCAGTGCCGTGTAGTCGGCCGTGTCTTTCTGCGAGATGGCAAGGTCGACGCCCATCGCCAAAGACAAGCCTGCCGGTATCTGGCTGACGTACCTGAGCCAAGACGACTGGATGAGTGTGCCGGCTGCGGAGACGAACTCAGCACCGTACTCTCGTCGAAACACCAGACTGGGCAGAGCTGCTTGAGCTGCGTCGATCTCTCTTGGGTCGAGGAAGGGATTGCTGACCGAAGGATAGCTCCACGACTTCCACTCTGGGTCAGTGCCTGTCTGCCCGATCTTGAACAGCTTGTGGAACCAACCGTTCTCCACCTTCGGTGTGCTGATGAACATCGCACGACCCTTGCGATCAGACAGAGCAGGGCGCAGCACTTCGAGCCACACGTCTTCGTCGATGAAGTCTGCCTCGTCCATCAGCAGCAAGTCGAGACCTTCGCCTCGAAGGTTGTCTGGTCGCTCGGCAGTCTTGAACCAGAACTCGCCAGTCTTGCCGAACTTGACAGCACGGTCAGCCTCTCGAACCTCGATACCTTGCAGACCAGAGACCACGCTCTTGAGCAGTCGCCACCCGATGCCGGACACCGAGTAGGTTGGCGCGACCCACCAGGCACGCTTGCCTGCGAGCAAGGCAGCCAAGCCCTTGACTACTGCCAGCCGAGTCTTACCCCATCGACGACCACACACGAGCACCTGGAATCGCGTTAGGTCATCGAAGACCTCACGCTGTGCTGGGTGAAGGTAGGGCATCGTGATGCGCATCAGTCGCTCTTCTCGCCCGCAATGTCGACGGCACAGGTCGGGCAGCAGAGCACTCGGAGCCGAAGCCCAGCTATCGAGATCTGGACAATCTGAAGCACGCACCTCGGAAGGTCACGAGCATGTGGGCAGACAGTGTGTTTCATGTATTCGTCACTCATCTTTCTTCGGTGCTTCCTCTGGCCAAGTCAGGACAATCTTCGGCTCGCCCTGCAGTGCGACTTGCTGCACTTGATTGATGCGCCAGTCGGGCATCTTGCGCTCGATGAACCACGCTGCCCACTTCGGGTCGTCGGCGTGCGTTATCTTGTTGAGCTGAATGCGCACCTGCTCGAGCTCTGCTTCCTCTTGCTTGGTCACCAGCTCGGAGTCTTTGGCCTGCCATTGGTACCACGTCTCGTGAGAGATGCCGGCGGCCTTGCAAGCAAAGCGCACAAAGTGACCTTCTCGGATCAGCTGCAGGATCAGCCGAATCTGCTTGACTTTCAGGTCTGCTTTCGCTGTCGATGGGGTCGCAGGCTTCGACCTCTTTCTGGCGGGCTTGGGAGTCATGACTCACCTCTCTTGTCTCGAGCCTGCTGCGCAATCTTGGTCAGCCACTCGATCTGCTTCACTTGGTTCTCGCGACGGATCGCTTCTTCGCGGGTCTTGTACGGACCACCAAGAGAGCGGCTGCCGTCTTGGGTCATGAGGTAAAAGCCCTCTGGCTTCTTGACTATCATGGCCGCACCTCGCCATTGAACATCTCGAGGAACAAGTCGACCTCGTCCATGCAGAGCTTCTTGGCTGCTTCTTTGATGGCAATGGTTGACAGCTGCTCTCGGAGTTGAGTGCTGTTCCATGGGATGACGACCGGCGTGCCACCATTCAGCGACATGAATGTGTAAGCCCCAGACTCTGGGTTGACAACTATGAAGCCACGCCTTGAGAGCCCATCGACGATCTGCTCGTGACTGACTCGGAAGGCTGCATCAGACCGAAGAGTGCGTGTTGTGATGGCGACCTCTTTGAGCAGCAGTTGCTCGGAGAGGTGTTGTCTTAGATATGCAGCCAAGTCCAGAACTTCCTCGTACGCATCCCACAGAGGGTCGCGACCGTTGAACATTCTCAGCCTAGTGCCGTAGGTCTCGACACCTTTGGCTTCTCGATCTTGAAGATCAGACCGAATCGCATCGAAGATGTTGACCTCGATGTCGTACCTCTTCGTTGGCTCTACAGGGTCAGTCACCGATGGCAGAACCAAGTCAGTGCATGGGTTGTTACAGTTATTCGTCTGGCCATGATCGCTCATATTCTCTGCACCCTTCCGTGGCCATCCTCATGGCCATCGCTGCCACCTGTACACACTCGAGGTAGATCGCCTCCCTGCTCTCGTCCTGCAGGGCTCTGGCTACCTCACCGACTTCTTCGACCAAGACTGCCATCGTCGGCCGATCTGGGAAATTAACTCGTGCCATCTCGAGCTCGGCAACGAGTGCATTTAGAAAGCCACTATCTCTTGCATCCACCGGCATTGTCCTCTATCATGGTTGTGCTCGGCCTGACGAACTGAGCGGACATACTCCCACGGTGGACAAGGGCGGCCGGTGTTATCCTCACCGAGCCGCCTTTGTTTTTTCTACCGAACCCACATCACCAGCATCAGCCCCCCAACAAGCATCAGCATGGTGAGTGCGCCCCACAGTGCCTCAGAATGGCATGCCATCAGGAAGAGCTGCAGACCGCGAGCCTCTCGCAGGCGGCCTTGCTTGCGGGCGCGCATTGTCAAAACCAGATGACTGCTCTCCACCACGCTCACCTCGCTCGAGGAAAATGACAGTGTCGGCCTTGATCTCGGTGACGTACTTGGTCTGGCCGCCATGCTCGAAGCTGCGGCTCTGAATTCGCCCGACGACATGGACGAGCTGCCCTTTGCGGAGGTTGCTGCATGCCTTGGCGAGTGTGCCCCAGACGACGATGCGGTGCCACTCGGTGCGCTCTTGTATGTTTCCATCCAGATCTTTCCACTTCTCTGATGTGGCCATGTTGAAGTTCGCCACGTCCTTCCCGCCCTGTGTGCTGCTTGCCTCGACATCCGCGCCAAGTCTACCGATGAGTGTGCATTGATTGTACATGTGTTCTCCTGCGGCAGGAAGGGCCGCCGCTGCCCATACCTTACCTTGGGACGATGCTGCCTTCTTTGTCCAGCATGCCCGCCTTCCGCAGCTCCGAGAGTGCCCACGTTCTACCCGAGTCTCCGCCCCAGAGCTTCCATGCGATGAGCCCTGCGCTTGGGTACCCAGGCTCTCCCGGCTTGCTGCCCTCGCCCTGCAGATCGACCTCGTGTCGGTCGAAGTAAGCCTTCATGCGCTTCAGTGTCAGGTAGGAGACTGCCCGCCCGCCACTGAGGTCACGGGCTCGAGCGACACCAACCATCGTGCCACCGCGCTTGTGCTTCAGTCGCCACTCGAGGCCAAGAGCGGCCTCTTCCTGCACGCCCTTCGGAGGCGCAACAGTGTCGGGGACTGCCACGAACTTGGCCACAGCCTCGACTTCTGTAATGATATCAACCTGTTTCTCTTGTCGTCTCTTGCTCATGTGTGCCTCGTTAGAATACGTCAAGGGTGTCATAATCGACACCCTCATGTTGAAGGGGCTCGAAGACCTCGTCGGTGTACAGCTTGGTAACCAAGACCTCGAGGGCGCTGTCCACCGGGCGCACGTTGAGGTTGCCTTCGCCATAGACCTTGAGCGGCAGTGCCCAAGCAAAGGTCTCATAGAGGGTCTGGGCGAGCTTGCCAAAGACGACGCAAGGGATGTCCATGCTCGTGCTCTTGGTGGCGCCGTCTCGCTTGTAGAGGGTCTTGCGAGTGGTCGTCAAGGTGAACTGCAGAGCGGTGCGCTGGACGTGCTCGGCGTCTGGATGGTAGCTGACGATCTTGGTGATGGTACCTCGCAGCGTCACGCGTGCGAACTCAGGTGTCGATGTGATCATGATATCCTCTCTCGGCGGCATCACTGCCGACCATGGTTTGACTGTACCTTAGTCGACCAGCAATTGCAAGGCTCTGACGAAGGCCAGTCGCTCGTTCTTGTCGATGCTTCCCTCGAGGATGATTGCCTGCTTCTCGTTGACAGCAAAGACCTCCTCGTCGGTGAGCTGCTCGACCTTGCCTCGTGCCATGGCAGAGACGCACTCTTTGAGCGCATCGACTTGCTTGGCGAGCTTCTCGGTGACTTGGTCTTGGGTGTAGGTTCGACTTGCGAGCAGGCTGTGGAGCACATCGGTCGCATGCCAGAAGCGAGCAGCAGACCGAGGGTAGAGCTCCTCGCAAGTGAGCACTGGCTGCTGGTGCCCAAAGAGCTCTTGGCATCTGGCATAGACTGGCTTGAGTGCATCATTGCATCGAACGCAGTCGGCGAGCAGCTGCTCATCAGAGGCACGGCTTGGCTCTAAGACGCTGACCACCAAAGGCTGCGCTGCTGTTTTATTCGGTCGAGTTTTGAAAAGTTTTGACATGTCATGCTCTCCAAAGTGTGACGGGTTGGTGATGGTCTGTGACGGGTACGAGACCGACAACCCGTTGATATCATTGACCTGTGACGGGGTGACGGGTTGAGGGCCTACCTCCTTTTCTATAGCATGTGCGTGTGTGCGTGTGTGCGCGCATGCGTTATAGAGTTTGGAGACAAAAACCCGTCACCTTGACACAGCCTAGCAAATTCAATGGGTTGCGCTGTCACGTCCCGTCACCAGACGTCACCAACCCGTCACACATCCTGTCACAAAGGCAGGGCAGCGATCTTCCAGAAGCGTCCGTCTCGGGTCTTTTTGTAGGTGCATCGGCTGAATGTGGCCAGCTTGGTTGCCCACTTGTTGCTTCCGAAGGGCTTGAAGTTGTTGGTCTTGCACCAATCAGCATAGGCAGCATAGAGGCGACTGGCCGCCACCCAGTTATCGAAGGTCTCGTCTTTGCCCTCGAAGGATGTGAGCCTGCATTCTTTGTCGTCGAGAGCAGTGACCCACTGAGAAACGATGTCTCCATCATAAATCCACTCGGTGAGGAGCTGCCTCTCGCTGTTGGCAGTGGTGTATTTGCGCTCCTCAAGCAGCAACCTAAAAGCATCAATGCAGAGATTGACGACGCCTTCGAGTTCTTGGTCAATGATTCTGCCTGCGAGTCCTTGATCTTGTCGCTCTTCTGGAATGGTGACAGTGAAGGGCACCGTCAAGAATCGGCGACGAAAGCCCCAAGAGTCATCGGCGACCTTGGGCAGATGGTTGACTGACATCACATGACCGGCGATTGGTGTGAAGCTGAACTCGGGCTTGTATGGTTCGCGGGCAGACATGGTGTCACCCGCGACTGCCTGCTTGAACGCGCCTGACTCCATGACTTCTCGAAGGGGCATGTCTGGCACGATGTTGATCAGAGCACCATCGAGGCGAGCTCTGGAGTACTCGTTCTCTGCCATGTCTTGGGGTGAGACGTTGACGCATCGAGACTTGCCCGCAGCTGCCTCGAGTATCTTGAGGAGCACTGACTTGCCGTTGGCGCCTGACCCATAGATGAGCAGTGCCTTCTGCCAGTGAGGAGCATCGCCCATCAAGCATGCGCCGAAGAACTGCAGGACACAGGTTCGGAGGTTGTCGCCATCTTGCTCATCGGTGCCTGGTAGAATCTCGGTCAGAAACTGCTCGAACATTGGTGCCTGAGCATCAGGGTTGTAGTTGATGGAAGAGACCCAACGCACTCGCTGCTCTTTCGCATGCGGCTCAAAGACGAGGTCTTTACGGTCTTTGGTCATGCGCATGAAGCCATTGGCGAAGGGAAAGCCTTTGTCTGTCTCGGCAAAGTACCCGATGTGCTCGACGGTCTCATCCATCTTGAGCAGCGAGATCACACCCTTGACGCTGCTTGTGCTGAGCTTGAGCTGCTTGTACTTCTTCTCGCCGGTCTCTTTGTCTTTGCCTGCCTCGACTGAGCAGCCGGCAAACCTCTCGACAACGCCGCCAACCTTGCTATCAAAGAGGTGCTCCCAGTGTGTGGTGCGATACTGCCAGAGGGCACCTCGGTCATAGACCATCGGCCCGCGCTGAGCGAGCACAGTCAAGACCTTATTCTTGACCTCAACGTCATCGCCTCTCGTGAAGACCTCGTCAAAGATCTCGTCATGTGGTACAGCCTCCGGCATCGGAGACGAGTGCACAATCTTTGTCGGTCTTGGCCTATCGACAGGCATCTGCTCTGGTTCTCGTGCACCATCGTCGATGGCATGCTTGAGGCACTGTGCAATCTCTCGGTCTGGCAATCCGGTCGCTCTTGCCGCCGCCCACAGTTCAGCCTCTGCCGCCGCATGGTCGAGCGGTGACCACTCGGCCCCAACGAACTGTCCGAGTCGAAAGGCAGCCTTGTTCAGTGCATTGTTGCGGCCGCCCTTGGTGGTTGCTCGCAGGTCATCCAGCACTTCATTGATAGTCTTGTTGGTGTACGCCTGAAAGCGGTCTTGGTTGCCTGTGGGTGCTGCGCTCGGAGCTGCGGAGCGAGGTGCGGGCTGCGGCTTCTTTGGCGGCCAGAGCAGCTCCATCAATTCTTTGTCGGCCTCTGCGGGCTCGCTCTGATCGATGCAAGTGTAGACATGACCGGTCTCGTGAGTCGAGCCTTCGGCGACCACATAGCCTCCGTCTCCGCGCACGTCGATCTTGTCGATCTCGCACCGGTGACTGTTGGTGATCGGCATGCCTTGGACCCACTTGAAGTAGTAGTGATAGCCTTTGCCAGTCTTGATAGTGTAGGTGGCAGGCAGAGAGATCTTCTCGAGGATGGCAATGTTTGCATCTTCGTCATCGACATCGAGTACCCAGACGCCAGAGCGTGGGCCGCATGCCAAGCCGATGTTGTACCCCCTGGCCTTCCAATCTTCGATCTCATCGAGTGAGCTTGTTGCTTGGTCTTTCCACTTGCCTATTGGTGTCTTGCCTCGTTCCTTGAGACGAAACACACAGAAGCCCCTCTGGGCGAGGGAGATCGCCACATCACGGATGTTCATTTGTCTTCTCCTAGTCGAGCTCTCTGGACGGCAGCAAGTGCCTCATCCACGGAAGTCACCACGGCAGCGAATCCACCGAGTGAGCGCACCAGACAGAGCCATGTCTCTTGGTGCGGCTTTGCTTTGCGACCGGGCACTTTCACTTCGAGAGCGAAGAAGCGTCCGGTCGGCGCGAGTATACCTATCAGATCAGCCGACCCGATGGCAAGGCCAAAGGTGACTGCCCGACCTCGAGAGTCGAGGAGCTCGCCGACGTTGTTTCGCCAGAGAGCGAGATCGTCACACTTGCCCAATGCATTCCGAATGCTGGTCTGGATATCCTGTTCACGCACTCTTCATCGCTTTCATGACTGCCATATATGGCACGTCGTGCCCAGTCTTCTCTTTGTACTGGAACCATACCCAACCGTGCTTGTACCCCTTGGCCTTGCAGACAGTGCAGAGCTTCTTGAGCAGGAGCCAGTCGACAGGATGCTTGACGCCATGTGTCACTGTCTGCATTGCCTGTGGCTTGATGACGAT